CAGGTGGTTAGGCAAACAAACAAACAGAATCACTTTGGAAACATTGTGTGGTTTGTTCCGATATGCCGGTTGGATTGACATTGAATTAGATACTGGTCTTGGAAACTTGACTTGGGGTTCATTGCCAATCGGGTGTCAAGGGGTGATGAGAGAACGCGAAGATTCGACTTAGATGAAAAGGTTCGTATTTACTACCGAAAATTTTAATTTTTTATTTTTTAATTTAACGAAAGGAGTTTCAACTATGATACTAAAAGTAGTTGGACAAGTAAAAGGACATAAGGAAAAGATGACAATGACTCTTGATGTGGAAGCGCTCAGGAATTCTTTACTTAAAAACAAAACATTGACATCTAAGAAAATCAAAACAATGGCTAATAAATCTACCAGACTTGCAAATACAAAGAAGTGGGGAGATTTTAAAGAGTTCTTTGAAAAGAAAGCTGAAATACAAAACAGCGTTTCTGAAGTTGTTTCTTGGTCTGAAAGAACTTCTTAGAAAAAAAATAAAAAAAATCCCAAAAAAAATACATTTTGGGATTTTAAGTATATATATATAAATGTATACTTAATTAGTAAGTATTAGTTTTTTGACAATTTGGAATTGGAAAGTAGAAATATCGACGGATATTTCTATGGGATTGGCAGAATAATGGGTAGACATTTGAAGCCCATATCGCAATCTAAGACAAAGTTGTGGTGACTTGATAATTGGTAGATATTCTAATTATCTATATCGACAGATATTGTCTAATGTATTTCCGTAAAACACATAAGATGATGATTCTTATGACTCTATTGTAGGTAAGGGTAAAACTGAAATCCTACTTAATGGCTGAACAATCTACACTTGGAGAGATAAAGCATTTATATAGAAGTTGTATTCACATCAATGAGGAATAACCACCTTGAGATGAACTATCGTAACTGATAGATATAAAGTATAGAGTTAGTAAAATCCAAGACGGAAATTGTGAGTAATCATTAATCTCACATCCCCAACATATTCCAAAAATTTAAAGAGAGAGCCACGATTTTTAGTTTCCACCTTTTATTACAGACTTAAAAACACGGCTCTCTTTTTTTTTTAAAAAAAATCGATTTTTATATATGAACATACTATTTATATATGTAAATAAAGGTTTCACCAAAAGTGAAAAATAACAAATGAAAAATACTAAATAGGAGATACAAAATGGACTTAAACGCAATTCGCAAACGTCTCGGTCAATTACAGACCACAAACAATCGCACATCAAGTTTATGGAAACCACAACCAGGTAAAACCCAAATTCGTGTAGTGCCTTATGAATTTAATAAAGACAATCCTTTTATTGAATTATTCTTCCACTATAATCTGAACAATCGTTCTTATTTATCACCAATCAGTTTTGGTCGTCCAGACCCAATTGAAGAGTTCGCACAAAAACTCAAAGCAAGTGGTAATAAAGAAGATTATCAATTATCTAAGAAATTGGAAGCAAAGATGAGAACCTTTGCACCAGTTATCGTTAGAGGTGAAGAATCACAAGGTGTTAGATTTTGGGGATTTGGTAAAACCGTTTACCAAGAACTTCTTTCAATCATCGCAGACCCAGATTATGGGGACATTACAGACCCAGTAAATGGTCGTGATGTAGTTGTTGAATTTATTTCAGCAGAGGAAAGTGGTGCGAGTTTCCCTACAACAAAGATTAGAGTAAAACCTAATCAAACACCTATTTCAGATGACCCAACTATACTTGAAAAAGTAAAGTCATCTCAAAAGGATATTCGTGACATCTATCAAGAACAATCTTATGATGACTTGACTAATGTATTGAATGAATGGTTAAACCCAAGTGAAGATTCTTCAACAGAATCAACACCACAACAAGCAACTGAAACTTCTACTATGGAACAAAACAAAGTAAAAGATACTTCAGAAGCATTTGACGAACTATTCAATTCATAAATTAGGAGACTACTATGTCAGTAAATGATGTATTGGCTAATACATTAGCCGAATCTTTGAATAAAAAATTCAAAGACACGAACAAAGTAGCATATTTCTTAGACGGAAGCGATGCCACACCAACAGATATTAAGGACTTCATCTCAACAGGTAGTTCTACATTGGACTTGGCTATATCTAATAGACCAAATGGTGGTATCGCAGTCGGTCGTATAACAGAAATTAATGGTTTAGAAAGTAGTGGTAAATCATTACTCGGAGCTCACATACTTGCAGAAACTCAAAAGAAAGGTGGAGTAGCAGTTTATATTGATACTGAAACTTCAGTCAGTCAAGAGTTTATGGAAGTAATCGGTTTAGACTTAAACAAAATGTTATACTTACATTTAGAAACCGTAGAAGAAATATTCGAAGCTATCGAAGAAATCGTAACCAAAGTTAGAGAATCAGATAAAGATAGATGTGTTACAATCTTGGTTGATTCATTAGCAGCAGCTTCAACAAAAGTTGAAATGGATGCCGACTTCGATAAAGACGGATACGCTACATCAAAAGCAATTATCATATCAAAAGCAATGAGAAAAATCACTCAACTTATCGGTAGAGAAAGTATTGCATTGGTATTTACTAATCAATTAAGACAAAAACTCGGAGTAATGTTTGGAGACCCTTGGACAACATCAGGTGGAAAAGCATTACCATTTCACGCTTCAACTCGTATTAGATTAAAAAATATGGGACAAATCAAAGATACAGGTAAAAATGTATTAGGTATGAAGTGTAGAGCACAGATTGTCAAAAATAGATTAGGGCCACCACTACGACACGCAGACTACGATATGTATTTTGATAGAGGTATCGACAATTATGGTGGTTGGTTAAGTGTAATGAAAGAACACAAACTTGTAAAGGTGGGAGGTTCTTGGTATACACTTGAAGACCACAACGGAGAAGAAATTAAATTCCAATCAAAAGATTGGGAAGAAATCATCTCAACAAATGATGAACTAAGAGAATATGTATATCAGTTGATTTGTGAAAAATCTATACTGCAATACAAAGAGAAACGAGGCATTGATGATGTTGAGTTCACGGACGAGGTAATTGGTGACTAACCAAAGACATTTGTCTATCTTAGATGAAATCAAAAAATCTGGCGGCGATTTAGGTATTGGTAAACCTAATGACTCGGTTATGTTGATTGACGGCATGAATTTATTCATACGAGTATTTTCAGCCATACCAACTACCAATGAGGACGGGATTCACATTGGTGGAATAGTTGGTTTTTTAAGGTCATTAGCGTTCAATATAAATATGATTAGACCTACTCGAACCATTATCGTGTTTGATGGTAAAGGTGGGTCTAACCGCCGTAGAAAGATATTCCCAGAATACAAAATGGGACGAAAGATGTCGTATCGTTTAAATCGTGCTCACGACTTCTTAACAAGAGAAGAAGAGCAAAAAATGATGATACGACAACTTAATCGTGTGGTGGAATACTTAGAGTGTTTACCACTATCGATTATGAATATGGAAAATTGTGAGGCAGATGATGTGATTGGTTATTTGTCTAAACATATTTACAAACAAAATAAAACTACAATCGTTTCAACAGATAAAGACTTTCTGCAATTGGTTGACGAAACCACAAGGGTGTATTCACCTACCAAGAAAAAAATGTATGACGAAACCAAAGTATTTGACGAGTACGGAATACACCCAAAGAATTTTTTATTATTTAGAATGTTTGACGGAGACAAGTCAGACGGAATACCAGGAGTAAATGGTATTGGAAAGAAAACTCTAATCAAGTTATTTCCATTTATGGAAACAGAAGAAAAGTATTCATTGGACGATATATACAGAAGTGCAGAAACACAAAAGAATCCTTTGTGTGAACGAGTATTACAATCAAAAGATTTATTAGATATGAATAAACGACTAATGGACTTAGAAGACGGAATCATATCAGGACAACAAAAATTAAAAATTAAAGAAATAGTTGAACGACCAATACAACGACTAATCAAACATAGATTTCAGAAGATGTTCTTAGAGGATAAAATGTATCAAGCATTACCAAATCTAAATAGTTGGTTGGCAACCACATTTAACAAAATGAACCATATAGCAGAGGAGACGCATGAATAGACAATTAATTCACGGAGATAGTGCTAAAGAATTAAAAAAGTTTGATGATAATTCAGTAGATTTATTATGCACAGACCCGCCCTACGGTTATGGATTTATGGGTAGAGATTGGGATAAGGTTTTACCAGACATTAAAATATTTGAAGAGTGTTTCAGAGTATTGAAACCAGGTGCATTAGCATTTGTGATGTCGGCACCAAGAAGTGATGTTCAATATCGTATGGCAGAAATGTTAGAAAGGGTTGGATTTAGAATTGACTACACACCAATCTATTGGACATACGCAAGTGGGTTTCCAAAAGCAATGAATATGGGTAAGATGTTGGATAAAGTTGGTAGAGATAAAAAGGAACTTGACGGAAGTTATGGTGGATTCCAACCAAAACCAGCAGTTGAAGTTGTGATTGTCGCAATGAAACCAATAGAAGAAAAAGGATTATTAGCACAAGCACAGAAAAACGGAAAAGCAGTTTCTTGGTTTGATGATTGTAGAATACCATTTGATGAGGGAGATGATTACGATAGTTATGTTGATAAACAAAAATCATTTAAAGGTTCTGAAACAATCGGAACTACCATTAAAGGTAATGAACATTTTTTAGGTGGAGACATTGAACAACTTGACCCTTCAGAAAACTTCGTTGATGAAAGTGCAGGAAGATTTCCAGCCAATATGTTGGTAAGTGATAAAGTATTAGATGATTATTCAAGATACTTTAGTTTAGATGAGTGGTTTAGTAAAAATCTAAAATCATTACCAGAACCAGTTCAGAAAACATTTCCATTTATGATTGTTCCAAAAGCCAGTAAAGCAGAAAAGAACAACGGATTAGATAACTTTGATACTAAACAAACTACCGGCGGTGGTGGTGGAGTTGGAGATTATATTGATGATGTAAATTCAGCATCAGGAAAGTTTGGTAGTGAAAAAGCACCAAGTCGTAATATACACCCGACCGTAAAACCATTGACATTGATGAATTATTTAGTAGTGTTGGGTAGTCGTAAAGGAGATGTAGTGTTGGAGCCTTTCGCAGGAAGTGGAACTAC